TTCGGCTTTATCATCAGCTAAATCTCCACGGTGTGATTAGTTTCTGATTGGCCAATTTATTCTTGCCTCACGTTCAAACTTTTTAATCGCAACGTCAAGTTTTGATTTTTGCTTGTAGGTCATGGGGTCATCAAGTCCATATTTCTTGATGTAGTCCATATATCTTTTTTCATTCACCAGGGCATCGGTGAACCGCTCCACTTCAATTCGGTTGCCCCGAACACGAACTGGCACTCTTCTTCCTTTGAACATTTTAGATAACAAATACTCAATCCACGCAGCAAAGACGTGGAGAATATTTTCGTTCAAAGTATTCTTGATCTCATCTAAGTCAAGAACCTCGTTTTCAAAATCTATTTTATCTTTCACAGGGTATCCTCACAGCTTAAGTAAATAGTCTGTTAAGAACTTTTATGATGATCCCCTGCTTCGGATTTCAGCTTCTTTTTGTTTTTCTGCCGAAAACCTGTTTATGAACCATCGCCTTATTAGCACGGGCAGATTGTAACATTCTCTAAAAGACCATCCACCATAGTATACTAATTGAAATATTTCTTCGTAGATGTATTCTTTATTATCTTCACTCAGGCCAAAAAAAGTTGACGCCGAGCGGAACCTCCATGTCCGCTGTGTGTCCGCATCTGGAACACTCAAATTCTTGGGTTAAGTCAATGTTGGGGGCGATGTCAACATACAAGTTTCTTAGAAACTTTGAATCTCTCGCAGGCATCCCAGTCACAAAGTTTGCAATTGCAAAAGGCGAGTCAATACCATTAACGGAAACAATGAAAGCTCTCAGTTGGTCTGTAAGGGTGCTAGAGTCTAAGTTCTTTTTACTTTTTTTGGTTGCCTGATCCGTTAATTTCTTATCATCATGTCCATTAAGAAGCTTAATCTCAACATCAACCTTGGATAGGGGAAGCTGCACCAGAACAGTGTTCTTGGGTGTGAACTCACAAGCTAGTTCCTCTAGCTTTGATTCAAAATCCCAGTTTTCGATCTGTTCTAAATTAAATTCGTAATTTGTGTCAGCTTTGCACTTAGGACAGGTAACATTTACAGAGTACTCTTCGCCATAGCCTGTAATTCTAGCTCCAACCATGATGGCGTTCTTGTCGCCAAGAAGCAGACCGTCTAAATCAATTGATTTATCAACCAAGACACTCTCAAGGACTCTATCTATCGCAATTCCTTTACGAAGCAGTGGCTGAGATGTAAGATAATCCTCCTCTTTGGCGGTCATATACTTAATTTCAACGTGCTCTTTGCCGTGAAGAGGATGTGACGGAGGATAGAACTTACCCTTGCTCGGTAAATCAACAAAATATGTCGGATTGGTCCAATTAAAACCAGAATCGTCTGACGAGGGTGGGCGAGTTGGATAACTCATAGGAGTCGGCTCTTCTTGTTCAAGAGCCTCGTCCTCAGATGGGTTTACTCTTCCTTCATTTCTACTCATTCTATAACCTTTCTAAATAACCTATTAATACTCTACCAGATAAAAAGTGATTGTTTAAAATTATCTAGCTACTTTGCCCTTTGTGACAAGCTCAGCCCAATCATATGCAATCTCAACGGAGATCTCATTCATTTCATCAGCAGCATAATCTAAGTTACCACCAAAATCTATATTGACAATAAATGGATTTGTTAATTTCCATTTTTCTATCTCTTTGCCCTCAGCGTCGATTTGAGCTATACTAACACCACCGATACCTTGAACTCCAGCAGCGTCCTTCTTGTTGATCGTGCCTCTAACACGGTCAGAAGTCGGATAGTCATAACCCGACTTGCGGAGTTTGTCCAAGAATGTAAAGGCCAAATCTGGATCAACAGGATCTACGAGGGTCATCGTAATGTTGTTCCAGGTCACTCTGCCAGGATACTTAAAAGTGTGGTTGAGGAACTGGTGTTCTACCGCCCCTACCGTCACGGCTGGCTTAGTTACTGTTTTAATAGTCCAAATTGGAATATTGCCAGCAGTAAGTATAAATCTAAAACGGCGCTTTGGATCAGTATTGACGTTACTCCAAAAAAGTCCACTCATAATTTAGTTTCTCCTCGAAAGAAATACTATACCTAAATAGTTCCTTATAACTTTTTTAGTCCTCAAAAGAAGCACCGCTGTTCGTAATAACAAAGTCGATCGCAAAGAATTCTGCGGAACGAGTTGGCTTCACAATCAACTTAGAGTAGATAATATTTCTATCCACTAAGTCAGGTGTTGTTGTTGTCTCATCCAAGATAAGTCGGAAGTCATCAATACCAAACTGTGACTTAACACCTTCCAACACTGGTGTGGCCTGCTGTAAAAAGCGGTTCCAAGTGTCCTGGGTGTTCTGAGCAAACAGTAATCTTGAGGCAATGAAAGATATTTCTCTCTTCAAGAACACTAACAATCTTCTTACGTTGATTCTATCAAGCGCAGACGCTGTTTGTTGCAGAGTCTTTTGCCCGAAGATCACAATTCCTTCAGCCGGGAATTTAGCGATTGGGTTAATACCTGCTTCATACAGATCATCTCTATCGTCCGAAGTTAGTCTCTTCGTGACATCAAGGACCGGAATACCTCCAGCACCCTCAGACAATCCGCCTCTGGTGAATCCAGCCGGAGCGAACCAAGGTGCAGCAATCCTGTCGTTCGATGACAGAGCGCCCAAGGCAACAACCGAAGGAGGTACCCAAAGCAATCTATTAGAGATGGTGTCCTGAATTTGCACCCACGGAGCGTAAGCAGCGCCATAGCTATTATTAATGTTTCTAGCTTTAAGAGCGTCTGTAGCTTGCTTTATCGTGAAAGAGTTTCTAGACGAGGCACTTGCGGTGCTCTCGGTATCAGGAGTGTAAATCTTCTCCAAGTCAATGATCGCCAATGCATCACCACGTTCTTCAACTTTTTCCAAAAGGTAATCAGTTGCGTCAGGCTGTGTGATGCCAGGCATCGTTGCAATATTGTATTGATTCTGATCAACGTCGGAGATAATATTAATTGCTCTCTTGAGGGAGTGCAACTTCGAACTATCGACCTCTGCTGTACCAGCGGCTGTGGCACTGTTTCTGAAAGGATCTCTTTCTGTAATATCAGTTCCGTCAAATCCGCCATGCAGCAAAGTAGTGAATCTATCAAGACCTTTATTAAGGGAGCCTGTGTACCCACCAGACAGTGCCGAAATGCTACTTCCGGCTTGTCTTGTACCGGACATGTAAACATATCCTCCACCAAGACCAAGAGATGCCGAGTGTTCCGCCACATCATCAAGGGTAAACACCCAAGCATGTTGTAGTGGGTCGGTGGATGAGGAATTAGCTGTTCCTCTACCCATCATGGGCTCATTGTGATCCGGTGAGTTGCCGATATTTGCCTGAAAAGATGGTGCGACATCTTTTGGTGTCGTAGGCGATATCACTGTTTCAAGTCCGCTTGCTCTGGCCGTTAGTGTATCTAACACACCAAGATCAAAAGTTTGATCGCTGTGCTTGATACCAGTCCAAGCGCCCCAATAAACTTGCTTCATTGGAACTCCAGCCCTGCCCCAGTTTTGGTGACGGCGTAATGGCGTCGATGGGAAGACAAAAGACCCTGTAAAGGTTATGGTGTTCGAACAAATCTTGGCTGCGTCAGCTTGGTCGTAGAAAACAAGGAATTCATTCTCCGTGCCGCCGAAGCTAGAGGCGTGATATCCGCCTGGGTCGCCGAACGTCCCATCATCACTACTGTCAAGCATAGTGGCAAAACCGCCACGGGCTCCACTAAGCTGTGAAGATGCTTGTTCCTTTCCATAGTCAACAAGTCCGCCCGAGCCGCTAGTAACAAGAGCAGCACGATAGGTCAGCGGTCCAAAAACACCAAACGGCAGGAACTCTGCGTTTGTTGTGCCTCTATCAACATCCTCATCCATAGCAACACGAATATATTTTGAGTTATTGGTAAAGTTACCGTACTCACGGTTTGTTTTTGTGGTTGTATCGTAGGTCACAAACTTATCACCAATCACTCTGGCAATATAATTTGTCGATGCAGGGTTTAGATTGAGTGAATCATATCGTTCTAAGATTTTTTGATTCAAATCAGTATCGTCTAATTTTCTAACAACAACCGAGAAGCTACCGTATCTTTCAAACTCACCCTCGGGTGCCTTAATGTTTTCAATACTAATCTTAACACGTCTCTGTGCTGATTGTCCGCCAGTTCTTGCCTCAAGTCTAAAAAGTTTTTGTTGACCTTGAGCCTGGTAAGTAGCATCAGCACCGTCGTTCAAGTTTTGTGCTATATACCAACCAGTTGAAGCTTTTAAAGATCCGTATTGGTGATCATTTTGATCTTGGGTAGTTGAGGCTTGGCTTCTCATTGGAAATAAGGCCAAATGATGCTTCTGTCCGTAAATACTATTACTCATCACACCCATCGACGCTGAGCCCATTGTCAAAAGCTGTCTTTCAAAGGACTCCCCAAGCCAATAGCCACCGCCTTGATTAGCAGTTCGAGTCTGTTGTGTGGTGACTGTTGAGTTAACAACTGTTGGGTTTGTATTCAGGACCTTTCTAATAAAGTTTCTGTCATCCGGGTTTAAAGAGACGTGGGCTGTATAATCAGACAGCGAATCTGTTCCATTGGGTGCAAACGCCAAATGGAATCGACCTTTAGCATCCGTCTCTATTAGCGTCGAAAGGCTTCCTGTGCCGAGACGAGAGGCGAGGGCTGTCGGTCCAGCATGGGCACCACTAAGAACAACTCGACCCTCGTTAGCATAAAAGATGGCTGCGACTGCACCCGACACAGCTACTGCTGCGGGCGCATTAGCAGCGGCAACCGCCCCACTCGGGAAAGCTACAAGTGCAAATGCACCGCCGTTAGCTGGGTCAGCGTCAAGTGTTCCGGCTTTCCAGCCTGCTTTACCAGCAGTGTTAGCGTCGGGGTCCTGCTCTCCAACAAGACGCATAAAAGTCAGGGGCGCATTGTTTCTAAGCCATGCTTGAGCAGCATAAAGCCCATAACTTGGGGCACTTAGCTGCCCAGTTCGAAAAGCATCTTCTGCGGGCTGTCCGGCATTTGGCTCTCCAAAGGTCTCTACCAAATCCGAAAAAGAATTAATTGTAACTGGAACCATAGCTGGTCCCTGGGGGGCTGTTCCTATGACCAAAGGTCCAATTGTACCGGGTTCGGCAGGTAATTGGGAGTTGTCAATTTCGTCTATAAAAACGCCTGGAGATATGAACTTAAACTTTCTTTCGTCAGCCATCAAAAAGGTCTCCTTGATGTAATATCTAGTAATCGAACAAACATGATAGTTATATTCTCACTGCATTGCTCTTAATAAATAGTAGAGGAAAGGGCGAAACTCCCTGTAAAGAAGAGTTCGGTATTTTATGGTCTATATTTGTCTTTGTTGTCTATTCTGAACTCTGGAACATCGCCAACAATTGTTCTTTCCCTTTGTATTTGGATTTTGGCCGCCGATTGTCTAATAACAACGTTTGGAGTCTTTTGGTTTTTCCCAGCACCAATCAAATACCCCAAAACAGTCGTTGTCAAAGTGGTTTCGAACCTTCTTTCCTCGGTTCCCAAGTCAAAATTATTAGCTACAGCGTAAGACGGGTCCAAAAGTGCCTCATAGCTGTTGCCACCGTGCTCAATCTTAAATCTGCTGGGTGATCCTGTGAAAGTTGACATTGTTTCCATCATCTCATTCATCTGTTGCTGATACTCGGAGAATAATTTTACTTCATAGGTTACCTCAATGAAGGTTGGGTACGGAATTGATATGGATTCATAGACCACATTTTTATTTTCTCCCGGAAACGTTTGCCTATTAACGTTGTCACCGCCTGACGACTTTTTTATGGCGTTGGAGTTTGCAAAATTTTTAGTTTTATCTTGCTGAACCTTTCTTGCTATTTCGAGCGATCCGCCTTTGTTATAAAAATCAAAGTATGGTGGTATATAGACCCCATATCGACCCTTGTTCGCAGGGTTCTTATTCATCGCTGTTCTTTTTACAGTAATGAGAGGTAAACTAATAGTGCGACCATTGTCCTTCCTCAGGGTTGGTTCATTCTTAATTTGGAAGGCTCTTTCAGGAGTTTGAAACAGAACCGGGACTTTTTGTGAACCCTTGTTCGTTTCGCAGTATATGTTTAAATTATCGTTGACAAAGTTGTACAAAGCATAATCAATTGTTTCAATGTTTGAAGATGCCAGAGGGTAAGACGCTGATAGCTGGGTTTGTTGTGGTGTCCTAGTTGGCATCGAATAATCCCTCCCTTGCCTCTCTTCCTATCGCTGTCACCTCCAACGAGGTTCCGTCAGCAAAATCGCTATCCTGACCAAACAA